ATCCAGAATTTGTTTTTAATAACAGGTCGAGCAATTAGTTCATTCATAATACAGTTAGTCCAGCAATAATAATATATACAATTTGATGCGCCATTTGATCCAGTCCCAGATGATTCCAAAACTGTGGAGTTCGTATATCGCGATTTCCATAATTCATTTTGAACCAATCAATATGATAGTGCAGTAAAAAATCCACTGTGGCCAAAGCAAACGCCAGATCTGTCTCTGCCCAACCAAGTACTGCCCACAGAATAACAAAAGTTGAGACTCCGTGTTTGACACTGTGCTTGATGCCAATCCAATCTAGGTAAATTCCTTTGTGTTTGACTTCTTCTTCCGTTTGATTCACAAAGTCTATATACCAATGTTTAATCTGTAGCAAGATTAAAACAAACATCATCACTAAAATCACTGTGAACTCCTTTGTTGAAATCTATATTCGCGGCGCAACCACCATTTGTAACGGGAAAAATATTCGGACAGACTAAGACGAGCTTCACCCCAACCGTCATGCTCGTCACAGTTTTGTCGCCACAGTTCTTCTAACCAATTACGAAACGGTTTCATTACTTTGCTCCGATAGTCGATCCCACATCAGTTCCGAATCCATTACATGTGCCACAGGTTTGATCCAACCATGAGACATGGCCTGCATAAGAATCTGTCGATATTCCTTGGGACAACTTTGGCTAATTTCGAAACCAGCTCTAGGACAGCTCACAATGCCATCTCGTAGCATGAAGTCTGCATCACCCCGTCGAATAGTTTTAACACGACTGACCTGCTGTGAGAATTTCGTAGTCATGATTATTCCGGATAGCTGGCACTGAGAAAAGTGCTGAAGCTGTTGGCCTGATCGCTGAGACGAGTAAGTTCATACTTGCCGCACAGCTTCAAGAAATGTGCGCCCACCATGGGCTTGTTCTTGGGCATAGATCCGGCAACGATTGTGGCTGCAATATGCGCTTTAATTTCGTCGGGCTGTGCAGTGAGATCAACTAAAACTCGATTGCGTTCATAGTCGTCCAGGACTCGATGTTCGACTTCTTCGTGATCGGTCCAACGCTGAAGCATGAGATTGTTCCAAGCGAATCCTTTTTTGTCTCGGTCTGCATAGGCTTCTTCCAGACCGACTTTGTTCTTGCTGCCTTTGGTACGAACACCGGGATAGGCACTGAATATGTTGTCGGTTGGGTCGCCGCGCATACATTTTTCAAATAAGATCCAATCGGGGTTGGGAATCTTCTTGGGTTCCTTTGTCTTTTTGTCTACAACAGGTTTGCCCTTCTTATCGAAAATACCATCTAAGGTGTGGAGTTCGTCACTGATGCCATTGTATTGCTTGACATTTGCCGCCAATAATTGATAGAAATCAGTGTCACTGCTGACAATAATATGTTCGTCGGTGGGATGTCTTTGTATCCATCCTGCAATCAAATCATCTGCTTCTAATTGTGGATGTTGAATAACAGTGCAATTGGTGCTGTCAGTGAGATATGTTTTGAGATCATCAAATGTTTCCCAAAACAATTTGTCTTCCTCTGCTTCTGCTTCGGTATGGGATGCACGAGCCACTGCACGATTGGCTTTGTAGGGTTTGTAATGATCCTTGCGCCAGCTGCGGCCTTCTAAACAGAATACCACATGGTCTGCTTTTTGATCTCGCCATGCTTTGTTCACACTACCTAAAGTAACATGAATAGCAAACCCTAACTTATCCCAAGTGTCGGATTGGCGATGTGCTGCATGACGAGCACGAAAGAATGTATTGGCAGTATCAACTAGTAAGTATCTCATATGGTAATAATAGCATATTATATGATTCGTGTCAACGGTTTAATTAAATTACCTGCCCAGTCTTTGTGCGCAAGTTCATCAAAATAACCAAATTCATTTGGTGTGTGATGTCTTAGGGTTAGCCACTCTATATAATCACTGACAGGATACAAGATATGTTTGATATTCCGTTGTTTGAAATACGCACCAAACTCATCAAATTGCAGTTTATCGTACACTGGCAACCCGGCTATGACCAAAATTTGTTCATTGACCGGATTGTTTTCTATAAATTTTTTAGTTTGATCGATTACCGCTTGATTAGTATTATTGGCATCTGCTTCTACTAATAGTCTGGCTTTTAACACGCTGGCTATATATGCGCCATAGGATCTTTGTAAATTTACAGGATGTGGTGCCCGCCCCATGTACCATAAATCAACATCATCTTCTGCTGCGACGAAATCAGTTGATGCCATGGCCGCAGCGCTGTGCCCATCGCCGTTTACATAAAGTATCATAATTTTTTAATATAAGGCAATAAAAATTCAGCCCATGCAATATGTGCATCTGCGCCATAATGATAAAACTCGGGATTGGCAGGAGTATAACCTTTGCGTTCCAGCCAAAAATAATAAGTGCTCCATCGATCATAAGGATCAACATAATAGTCGCCCCAATCGTATCTGGGTTTATTGTGAGTAGTCACATAATAAAAATGAGAGTAGCAATTAAAAAATAAATGGGGAATATTTTTATTTTTTAATAATTGATGCAACTGCCAAATTTTAGTATGATTTTCTTCTTCTTTACGATGCTGAAATTCAGGAGCCGCATTGTCAACAACCCATTGCTTGTACTGAGCTCTCAGCTCTGGGTGTACAGTGTCGGCGCCGCTAGCGGTAATATTATAACTGATATCACCGTGGCGCCAAGTCTCTCGCTCCCAAGTACTCCATCCAATTATAACATAGTCGGGTGTGTTGTTTTCTAGATAAGCCAGCGTTCTTGAAATAATAGAATCATTACTACAACCTGCATTTGCATCGCAGACAAAGTTTGCACTCAACCAATCTGCAATATGTTTGCCGTAGCTGTGTGCTGGACCACCTGCATCATGACCAGCACTATGACTATCACCGTTTACATAAAGGATCACGATACTTCGCTGCGGCCCCCGCCTATATTTTTGCGTTGGACTGCACCAACGGATCTGGGGTTATTGGCTTCTTGTTGCTCGAATGTTTCCATAACCACATTGCGACACACATCTTGAAACCACTGGTCTACCATCTGTGCATCGTCTTTGCCTTTGTACCCAGCCCGCACCAAATTGGTAACAAACTTATCATTCCAGTCCAGCTCAAATGCACCGTTGCCGATATTTTGTGGATCCAGCTCCACGCTGACAATATGAACCCAAGGCTCGTTTCGTTCAGTGGCCAACTCTTTTTCAGTCTTGACTATAGCTTTTTCTTTTTTGGGTTTGGCTGCAGAATCATCTGCATTTTTCTTTTTGAAAAAATTAAACATTTTGAATATTCCTTATATACATAATTATCGTTTAAGTAACCATAGCAGACGGCATTATGCCAGACTTGCATACAAGTGCATCTGTAAGTTCAATTTGAATCCATGTTCAATACAGTAGCGGCCAGTGTATTCATGATTGGCTTGGTTGGCGGCCAAATCCAACAATCCCGGCTCCCAGAAACTAATTACTTCATCGACTGTACTGCGTTCTGCCATGGTAATAGTGCCTTTTTCTGCTCGCAACAGTTTGATCTTTTGCGGAAAACTATTGTACACATTCATGGGACTACAATACACTTCCTTGGTTGGATTATTGCGCTTCCATTCATGAGCCCATTCGGGAATATTATTATATGGACTGTCAGGGTCTGAGCTCATCACAAACTTCAAACAGTCTGCGCGATCCAAAATAGTTTTGCTTGGCGCAAAATACTTGACTGCACGACCTTCTTTTTCCATACACTTGGGACTGCATACCAATGTAACACCCTCGGGCACCACAGTAACAGGAATGCCATTACTTTCGACCTGCACTGCTCGAAAGTGTTTTAATTGTTCTGCCATAAATGGGCTAATGTTATCTTGCAGCAATGGCTCGCCGCCAGTCATGACCAACACTACTCCTGGATAGTCGTTCATTCCGTTAACTGCCCACTTGGGCGCGGCCTTGCCTTGATTTGCCCAATAATCATTGATGGCTGCATGCATCTTGGATTCAATTTGATCGAAGGTCATCCAGTCGCCGTCATCAAAGAATGTGTCGCAGAAACTACAATCCAAATTACATTTGGCCAATCGTATAAACAGTGCTGGCAAGCCTGCATATGGGCCTTCGCCTTGCAGTGTAAAGAACATACTGGTCACATATAGACTGTCTGCTGGTGCGTCCTTAAAATATTTCTTTCCGATGATTTCATTGGTTCCGAACATTATTGTACCTTTTCAAAAATATTTGACCACTTACGAAGTTTTTCAATTTTTGCCTTTTTTGTCACTTCGAGATTCCCCCATGATACAATGTCTTGTTCTAGCATAATATCAACCATAGCTAACAAGTCACCAAGTTCTTCTTCCAAATGTTCCCTGTTAGTTTTAGGTTTTCCGGGCTTGTAATTGTCGATACCGAAGCGTCTAACTTTGCTCACTGCCTGTATAACTTCTGCACATTCCTCTTGGAGGATGTCCATAATTTCATTTTCTTTTTTATTCATAATTTACCAATGTCGAATTATACCCGCTATAATATAGCAGATTAATACAGTGTATATTAGCACTATAGTAATTTTAATGCAAGCAATACGAATCACTTCGCCGTCTATGTTGCTTGCTTTTTTAACTAAAGCAGTGAGCCACTGCCGAGTTGGTTTCATTCAAATAAATCCTCGTTCCACTCACGATGTCCTTCGCGGAACGCCATGTTG